GAATCAAGTAGTGTATTATTATTTAAAAAGAAATCATAATTAGGATACTTCATTCTGACATTCATCTTATCGTTGATCGGTATCAGCATTTCTTGTTTTTCTACTGGTACTTCAATATCATCTAACTTTACTTTCACTTCATTTTGTGTATCGCAGTCTGAACATTGAATCAAAATGTCTGTAGTTTCACCTACTGATTTAGAACGAATCATTGTAAACATATAGTCTACATCAAATGTAGATAACTTCTTAATATCAATTGGTTCTGAAATACATACACCAATTGTATCAAGCATAGCTGACAGAATCTGTTTACGATCCTGTGATTCATAAGCTATCAGTAGTACTTTTTGCTCCTTTACAAGAAAAGGTCTGAACTTTACAACTTGTTGACTCGATGGTATCTTAAGTTCATACTGTGGATTATCATTCAATCGAGGTAGTGCCATTTATAACTCCAATTATGCAAATAAGTTTCCAATTCCTCCGGAAGCAGATATCCAACCTTGACCACTCGATACTGATTCCCAATTGGTATAGGACAGTTGCACAGTTACTTGCACCAGTCCATCCATATCATTGTTTAATTCAATTGCTTGAATACTTGTAGGAAATGCATCTCTTAATCTTACAGAATAAACAGATCCACCACCTAATCCAATATTGACTTTAATTGGACCAGCACCAACACCAAGATTGAATATAGGTTTACGCAACTGATGTATCTTTACATCCTTTGCATATTCATTCTTGTATCGTGCCATAAGTCCATCTTCGTCTAATATTCTTTTTCTCCACTCATCAAAATATTTTCTTGTACCATAATCATTGAGTGTATAAAATGAAAGTGTAACATCTTCTACAGCATAACCATATGCAACTTTTTGAAACTCCATACCAATTGCACGGTCATGTGTAAGTATTTGCTTGCCCGGTAATGTAGCTTGTGAACAAAGGATATTCAAATCACCACCGCCGGATCCTAGGCCTACACCACTCGTTAGTAATGTAGTGAGCGCGCCGAGGAATCCGCCGGATCCACCAAATGTAGTAGGCAATTCAACTAAGAACTGGTTAGTACGTGCAAATCCTAATTTAGATGATGCAAGAGATTTAAGTTGGTCTACACTTGTCATACTGCTTTCCTTGAATCTGCATATACTTTACCTTTGTTGGCTTTCTCAAATTGTGCTGTCGGCAAGAATGTTGCAATTTCCCATTCAGGTGCTTCAACTCTTGCTAGACGTGATTTGACATGTGCCGTAAGATAATGCTTGTAACACGGTTTGAAATATCTCAGTTTGCTTGATGCTTGCAAAGTTTTGTATGATAATTGAAATCTCGTAGTTTCATCATACTTCTTGTTATTAGTAATATCTAATAGTGAATCAAGCAGTTTTGCTCTTAATACGTTTGGCAGATAATGTAGATTCAAACCATAGAATCCCTTTGGTGCAGGTCCTATTATAATTGCAAGTGGAAACCTGTCATAATACGGTAATGTATCCTTTGTCTTTGGATCATAGAAAAACATATTCATAGAACCAATCAAAGGATTTTGTTTATTCACTAATTTAAGTTGCTCATCAGATAGTAACTCCATACGGTTAGGTGTTTTCATCTGTTGTGCTTTTTTACGAAACCAAGTTTGTGCTTCTTTAGTGCGAGGATTAATACCTGCACGGAAAGCTTCATATTCTAATTTTGCAAATAGATTAGACATACAAGTATTTATATTACTTTTTCCGCTTTTTGCGGAATGGCTTTAACGGTGCAAGCGGTTTAAGTTTACCTTTCATCTCTTTCATTATACCCATAGATTTTAATGTATTTTCTGTCCAGATCTGAAACTCCCAACCCCTATCTTTTGCATATGCATTTGCTGCTTCCCATTTATTCATATTTTTTACATATGTAAGTGCTTCACCTATGTACCTTTTTGATTTATCTGGTCTTTTTGGCGGTGTAGTTTCTTTATCAGGTTTAACTTCAACTAAGATTGTTTTTCCATCATCAAAAGTAATCTTCAAATCTACATAGTACCTATGCATTCTTTTATCTATTTCCCATAGATATGGTACTACAACTTCTTCTGAACTCCAAGACTTCACCTTTGGATTACTATCACACCACATAAAGCAAAGCTTTTCCCAATGAGATCGATACACAACCTTTGTAGGATCACCATTGTATTTGTTACTTGGTTTATACTTTCCAGAATACGCCATTTTACGATATAAATAATGAAATAAAATTATTTATAGGATATGCAATGGCAGATACCTGGGCAGTCAGTAAAACAACACCAAACAATCCAGATGTAGAATTCGGTATATCAACATCGAATAATCCTGATCTTGAGTTTGATGGTGTACAAACTATTAGTAAATCACGTACACCTACACAAACAAGTCTTGATCAGAAACAACCTGGTGAAATACTAAAATATCCATATGAGCAAGAAGCTAATTTACCTGCTCGTATGAAGTTTACTGTTCATCAAATTCAAGCATATCAGATCGATCCAAAGTCAATATCTGAAAAATTTGATGTTCCATTGCTAGGTATAGGTAATAAAACTGAACCTAAAACTACACAGTCTACTGAAAAAGCTGGATTAACGGATGAAGAACGAGCACATGGTGCAGGACAATACAACAAAGGTGATACACAAACTGTTGGTGGTGTTAATCAATTTGAAATTAACCGAAAAGATACAGCTCAGCGAGCAAAGGATAAAGAATTCGGTGAAGACCAAGCTGCAGGTGCTTCATCACAACGTGCAACAAATTTAAGAACACGTAAAGATCCTAAGGCTGATGAAATTACTATGTACCTGCCACCTGCACTTGTTTATCCTGATGGTGTACAATATAATCCAGTTGCATTAGGACCATCTGGTCAAGCAGGATTGGGTGCATTAAATAACGGTGCATCATTATTATCTGCAGTGGGTAATGCAGTAACAGAAGGTGTTGAAAGTATCTTTGGCTTAGTTGCAGGTTCACTATCAGAACAGGCTGCACAAGTTGCTGCAGCAAGAGCAACTCAATTTGTACCAAGAGAAGGTGTAAGAGCTGCATTGCAAACTGCAACTCAAACTGGCATCAATCCTGGTACACGTATTATTTTTGAACAACCACAGTTGAGAACATTTACATTTCAATTCAAACTTATTGCAACTTCTGCAGGTGAAGCAACACAGATTGAAAAAATTATTAAATCATTTCGTAAAGAACTCTATCCAGAAACAATTGATATTGGTGGTGGTTTACCTATTGGTTATAAGTTTCCAAATGTTTATAAAATAGAATTTGGATTTAGAGGTGGTAGACTCAGAGTTCCAAATATTTTATTCTCTTATCTTGTAAATATACAAACATCAATCAATGGAACAAGTGGTGTATTCCACTATGATGGTACACCTACTGAAGTTGATTTGACACTAATTTTCCAAGAGTACAGAGCACTCAGCAGACAAGATGTACTGGCAGGTTTCTAATGCAATTCTTTAAAGATTTTCCTAAAGTTGAATACATATTCGGTGATCAGATTGACATTGGTGGCCAATCAGTCACGACCGAAATATTTCAAGATATATCTGCGTTTGTAGATATTATTGATGATGTAAAAGATAACTCGAGTTTCTATACATTTTACAATGTGCAGGATGGAGATCGACCTGATCAAACATCTACTTTTATTTACGGTACACCTGTTTATCACTGGACATTCTTCCTACTCAATGATAAACTCAAAGAAAAGGGTTGGCCACTTTCAAACCGTGAGGTTGAATTAAAAGTAAAACAAGATTTTCCACATCGTTGGTTTACTACGCGCAATCTTTTAACAGGAATACATCTAGTTAATCAAACAGTTGTTGGATTACAATCTGGTGCTAGAGGTATTGTACTAAGAAGAAATTTAGACCTAGGTCTAGTATATGTAGATATGAAGACAACATCAAATTTTGTGAGTGGTGAAGTAATACGAAATGTTGCACGTAGTGACGGAACGGGTGAAGTCATTGTATCTGCAACTGATGCTGGTCATTTTGCACCACATCATTATACTGATGGATCAGGCAATAGAGTTGACATTGATCCAACCGCCGGACCGGGTGCATCACTTACTGCAGTTACAAATCAAGATCGTTATTATGAAGAAAATGAAGATTTAAAACAAATCAAAGTAATCAAACCAGAATCAATTGAAGAAATCACATCAATATTTAAACAAGCAATTCGTTCATAATGGCACAAGAAAGAGTAACTCGAGGACTAGAACTTGAATCCGTTATTATTAATTCCAGTCGTTTCTTAAATCAGAGTGGAATTAATATTTACGGTCTGGTCACCGACATTGAAATCTTTGAACATCTAGACTTACCTTATCTGACAGGTCAAATTGCATTAGTAGATTCAGAAAGATTATTTGATCGCCTGGATTTGCAAGGTGCTGAATACATTACGGTGAAAGTAAAGCAGAGTAAAGAAGATAACTCTATCGAAAAAAGATTTGTAATCGACCGAGTGATTAATGTTACAAAGATTAATGAAACATCCGAGTTAATTACATTACATTTTATAGAAGATATTGCAATTGATTCAAGATTATACAATGTAAATCGTAGTTATAATGGGTCACCTATAAAAATACTATCATCAATAGCAGCTGATTATCTCAATAAAGAGATTGACTTCATAAACGAAGAAACATTTCAACAAAAACTTAAAGTCATCATTCCTAATCTTGAACCTCTGTCTGCAATGGCATGGATTAAGAACAGAGCTACAACTTTTGAAGGTAGTCCTTATTATTTGTTTTCTACTTTTATTGGTAATAAACTTAATTTCATTGATTTAAAAAGTATAATTGAACAACAACCTATTAATACTAAATCACCGTTTGTGCATGGTGTAAATTATAATTCAACAGAAAACGTAAATGGTTTTAGGTACTATCCAATTAAGAGTTATAGTTATAATGAAAACGATGACATGTATTCTCTTATCGGTAGAGGACTTATAGGTGCACAATATAATTATTATAATTCCGGAACTGGTGTGAATCAAAAAACAATATTCACTATCGAAGAATCTTTATCACAAATTGAAAATTCTGCGACAAAAAGAAATACATATGCAGATGATCTGACAATTAATGATATAAAACTTGGCTCTTTTAACTCAAGGAAAATATATCAAATCTCGCAGTCTGGTGCATATAATGATGGAACGGATAGGTTTAGATCATATGATCAAGAAAATGTAGCTTCTGATCATAAAAAGAAAGTCATTGGTAGATCGCTTAAACATTTACTTCTAAAAGATTCTTTGACAATAAGAATACCGGGTCATGGTTTCTTAGAAAATACACATCGTACAATTGGAAATATATTGCGTGTTGGTTTTAAAGCAAATAGACCGGGCGGTAATAATGTAAATTTTGATTTGAAAAAATCAGGTGACTACATTATATACGCATGTAAGCATGATATCAGATCAGAAAATTATGATCTTGAAATTAAGTGTGTAAAACTTACATCATTTACAGATGATACCGTATTGAGGAGTGCATTATGATACCTAATACTCATGTCGATTATTATGGTGATCAAACTCGTTGGTTCGTAGGAACTGTAAAAAGTATTAACGATCCACTTGAACTTGGACGGGTAAAAGTTAGAATATTTGGTGTACATAGTGATAATGTAGCTGATGTACCAGATGGAGATTTGCCATGGGCACAGGTCGTAGTTCCAATAACAGAAGGCTCTTCATCGGGCCTAGGCACAAACATAGGAATCAAACCACAAGCTCAGGTGTACGGAATATTTCTCGACGGTCAAAACTCGCAACTTCCTTTAGTGTTAGGGTCTATACCACGATACGAAAAAGATATAACAAGTAGTTATAGAGATAATAATCCTTTTATACCAGATGAGTTACATCATTCTGATAAAGTAAATGGTGATTTTTATTCTACTAAGAATAGAGAAGCAGCGGCTACAATCGATTCAAAATATTTAAGTGGTTCGTCAAATATTGAAAAGGCATTTAATTTCTTACTTACACTTGAAGGTGGTGGTTTTACACCAGAACAAGCATCGGGTATTGTAGGCAATTTTTACATAGAATCAGGTGCACAAATTACTGGTGACTTAAATCCAGTTGCGCAGTCTGCACCACCAGAAAGATCATTCGGTATTGCACAATGGAACTCTGCACCTTCGGCCGGTAATAGATATGGTAGTCTATTGAAGTTTGCTGCAGAAAAGAATCTACCCTGGCAAAGTGTATACACACAATTACTTTTCACAATAAAAGAATTAAATGATCATAAAGAATATTACAGGTATAATGAATTGAAGAAAGCAAAAACAGCTGAAGAGGCATGCTTAATATTTGAAGATAGATTTGAAAATCCTGCACAAAAGAAGCAACAGAAACGTATTGATGCTGCAAATGAAATATTTAGAAGGATGACATAATGCCTGATAGAATTACTAGAGTTGGATTAGAAAATCAACAGAGTCAGGTTGTACAAGCATCTCAAGCTGATAAGGCTGAAGAAAAAGCAAGACAAAAGCAAGCCGTAAAGTTATTTAGTGATTTTGCATCAGGTTCTTCTAGCTTTGGTACTATGGTTGCTGGTTTTCAATCATTATCAGAAAGTGCAAAGGCAAAAGGTAAGAAGATAGATCCCACACCATCCCGTGCATCTGAAACGGTAGGTACTACATCAAATACAAAAACTGCCAGTCAAAAGTCTTCGATCGATACACTAGTTGGTAAGACATCAAAATCCAAAACAGTAGTGCATCCTGCAATTGCAGGTGGTAATCCAAAAGCAATTCGTGCAGCATTGAAAGAAGGTTATGATCTCAATCGAACAGAAATCGATGAAGGATTAAAAGAAGCAAGAGTTGCAGTCAATGATCCAGAATTACAGGATAAGTTTAAGGAACTGGGTATTGACGGATCAGTCTTTGACGGTTTGATTACAGAATTACAAACTAAACCTGATCAGTTGCTTGATCCTACTAATGATCCGGTAGAGCAAATAACTAATGATCAAAAGAAAGTTGCAGAAATACAAATGCAACAACTTGACAATCCATTTGGTTCATTTAAATCAAAGGTTGATTTTGGTAACATTAAAGCTGGTCTACCTATATCACCTGAGGCACCGAATATTAAAGAT